CGGCCGGCAGGATAACGCCCTTTGCCGCCAGCGCCTGGATGAGTTGTGCGTCACGCATGTTGTGTGGCTCCTTTGAGTGCGCGGTGGCGGGTTAGGCGTTCGTCGACGAGATCGTGATCGTCTGGCCGACCGTCACGGTTTCGTCGATGAGGAAGAACGGCGTCTGCACGGTGGTTGCGGGGGGCGAGCCTGGCGCGCCGACGATCGTGTGACCGGTCAGCGTATCCCACCAGATTTGCGCGCCGCGCGACGGGGTGCCCGTCACGACGTCGGCCGATGCGAAGAAGTCGCCCGAACCCCACAGCGAGACCGGCTGGCCCGCGAGGATCGTGTAGCCGCTGTCCGCGAGGAACGTAGAGATCTGGCCGTTCATCTCGCGATGCACGAAGCCGATGCGCGAGGAAGCCGACGGCGCTGCGGCCGGGACCGACGTTACCGTGCCCGCTGCGTTCAGTTCGGCAAACTTGCCGATCGTCACGCCTGCCGAGTCAGCAACCATCTTGCCGGTGATCGACAGCTTGTAGATCATCGGGTTCGACGATGCGAAGTCACCCGGCAGACCGACAGCGGGGTTGATATACACTTGCTGCTGAAACGAGTTCGTCATGTTAGACGCTCCATTTTCCGTGAAGAGATAAATCCGTTTGCGGGCTTAGCCCTTGACGGTGATGCGCGACAGGTGTTGCAACAGCGACTTCTGATTTGCGTCGATACCGCTCGAGTCCATCGCAAGCTCAGGATTCGGGCGCACGCCAGCGGCGGCCATAGTCGCGGCTTTGTGAGCACGCCATGCCACGCCAGCCATGCCGCGTGGAATCTGCTTCACGTCGACACCGACCTGCTTGAGTGCTTCGCGGTAGATCGCGCCGGCGCTATCCATGCCGTAGACCGGACCGAGCACGCCGAGCACTTCGCGCTTCGCAGTCTCGACAGCGGCAGCGCGGACGCGTTCCTGCTTCACGGCAGCGGCGACATGCGCCTTGACCGTCTTTGCGTCCATCGCGCCGAACGGCGTGTCTTTGCCGCGCGCCGACGTGCCGCCTTGCGTGCCTACGCGCATCGTGCGCGCTGCGCCATTGTCTGCGCGCTGTTCCGGCGCCGGGTTGCTGCCTTCGCCTTCCGACTCGCCCGGTACGGCGCGTTCAAGATCGAGTTCGTCTTCAGCATGCTGGACCTTTTCGTCCTGCTCGCCGTCTTCGTCCTCATCCTCTGCCATTTCGTGTTCGCTGTCTTCCGCGCCTTCGCCGTGCATCGGGCCAGCTTCCGGCTCGTGCTCTTCCGCGCCGCGGTGCTCGCTGGTCGGCGTGCCACCGTCGGTGTCTGCGGCCTGTTCATCAGGCGCAGGCGCTGCTGCACCGCCGCCCTGGCCGCCAACGGCTTGCAGGATCGCCTGATGCTGCTGCGTCATCAGTTGAACCAGTTCTTTCAATGCGGCGCCAACTTGCGCCATTCCGTCGCCACCCGCAGCCGGCGCAGGAGCGGCGGCAGGCGGTGCGTCGTTAGCGCCGGCCATAGGCGCAGCGCCCGGCTGACGGCCGTTCATGATATCCGGCATGGTGTCATTTCCTTGTAAAGAGGGATCTGGCATATTCGGGTTCCGAAATGCGCTGTCTGCAACGTGTGCGCCAGACGCGCGTCCGTCGTCCACGAGTGCTACGTGATTGCCGCGAATCTGCGACATGCGCAGATCGTACGGCTTGCCATTCGCTGTGCCACTGCGGCGCACCGGCTCGTACCGGTAGCCGCAGGACAGGTCGGCCAACTGGTCCGACTCAATAAGGTCGATCGCGCGCCCGTCCGACACGAGCAGGTCGCCGCGAAGTTTCTTGCCGTCAAAGTACACGCTGTGCACACTACCGGCCTGATATTCCTTGCGCGGGTCGTCAGCGGTCTGCGCGACATGCTTGATCATGAGCGGCACGCCCTGGAACGATTCAATCGTTGCCGGCGAACCAAGCTCTTCGGGATCACGGTATAGCTCGTAGACCTTTTCCGGGTCGAGCCCAAGCGATTCCCAATCGACGACTTCCTTGCCGTAGTACGGATTCACTTCGGCAGTGGACAGCACGCAATCCTTCACACGCATGCGTCCGTCTGCGTCAAAAGAACGCGCGGTCTGCCTGTCGAATGCGAAAGTTGTGCTTGCCATAGTCGTGCAGTATTGAACTAGCCGCATCTTACACCCGCGCGTTAGTCATGTGCAATTGGATCGTCACATCCGATAGCTAGATTTAACCGGCCTTGTCGGACTGCTTCAGCGTGTACGCGCCGCTGAATCCGGGAACCGGCGTCAGGTCGGACAGTTCGAACTTCGGCCCGCGGCCGATCGCCGGAATAATCGAGACGCTCGTGCACGCGCAGCGGATCGCCTCGCCGGGTAGGACGTGTCCGAATTTGTCATTGAAGTCGATGCCCTTCGATGTGTCGAATATCCAGTCTTCGCGCGACGCGCGCAAGTGGTTGACACGCGGTTCTTTGCCGGCATGTGAGTGTTTCCAGTACGCGAATTTGATGTCGAGTTCGCGCTGCCGTGCGCTGTTCATCTGCGCGCACGCCTTGTTCGACTGGTCAGTCGCGATCAGCGCGGCGCGGTTCGTCGATACCTTGCCGGTTTTCTTGATCTGTTCGGCCATCGTCGCCAGATCGCGGCCGGCGAGATAGTTCCGCGTGACGATGCCTTCAACGTCCGTGTGATAGTCGGCCGCGATCGACTTGATCAGCGCGACATTCTCTTTCACCTTCACGTCAAAAATCAGCTTCTGGCTTGGCGTCAGCGTCAGGTCGATGTCGAAGCCTGCCGAGCGCAGGCGCGACGTCCACCCGCGCGTATTGACAGCGTAGAAGTCCGTGATCGCGTCGGTCGCGACCTTGCGCGCGAAGTCGTCGAAGTACTTCGCCCAATACTTGCGCAGCCGGTCAAGCTCCGAGAACAGCCGGTTCTGCGCCCCCTTTGGCGTGCGCGGCGCTGCGTCCTGCGCCAGATCGGGCAACTTGCCCGCGTCGACGTTCGCCTCGACGGCCTGCTCGTACGCGCGCTCGATCCACCAGTTATAACTAGCGGTCATGTTCGCAATCATTTTCCTGATCGCGCGCGTATAGGCCGTTTCCGCCTGATAGTTCGGCGCGATATGCGGAAGCTCGATTGCCTTGTTCGTCGGCGAGCGCACTTCCGGCATGTCAGTGATCGCCCTGTTCGTCAGGCGTGCCCGCCTCGGCAGGGTTCGCCGTTGGCGTTGCGACCGACTGCGGCGCGCCGCTTGCCTGCTGCGGCAGCGATTCGATCGCGGATTGCGGCTCAGTCTGCGCGGTCGTCGCGGCGGGTGCATCGTCGAGCAGCGGATGCGTCGGGCCGGTCAGGGCGAGTAGATCGCCACCGGGCGCGACAATATCCGCGCCTGCGCCTGCGGGTGCGCCGCCCATGTCGGTCGTTTCGTCCACGATCCGGCCAGTAATACCTGCGATATCGTCGTCGGCAACGTCAGACATATCCGCCGTGCTCGACAGCAGGCCGCTGTACGGCGAGTTTGGATCGGAGTTAAGGCGCTGCGCAACCTGTTCGGGCGACACGACGCCCTCTTGCAGATACTTCGAATCGGTGTCGGCGTCCTTGTTGTTCTTGTCCGACATTTCAAGCGCGGTCAACTCGAGCAGCGGCGCCCAGTTCCATTGGATCGAGTCGTCGACTTCGCCGAACAGCGATAGCTGCACGAACGTCGCCACGTCGTTCATGAGCGCGCCCATGACGTTCGTCTGGTAGCCGCGCACGTAATCGTAGAACACGCGCAGTTCGCCTTCACTCGACGCGTTCAGCCCCGTCGGCGTGATGCCGAGCAAGACGATCAGCGGGATGTGCGATACGGCCGACTGCTGTTCTTGCGCCTGCGCCTGGAGCGCGTCAAGGCCGCCGAGCGGTGTCGAAAACTGAAAAAACTCTTCCGTCGCCATATCCAGAAACAGGATATTGCGGTTATCGCGGTAGCGGTTGATCAGTTCCGCGCGCATGGCTAGATCCTGTGACGCGCTCGGCGCGAGCGATTGCGCGAGGTCGGTCTTCACGCCCGAGATGGAGTACTGTTTGATGATGTCGGACACCGACTGGCGCGTGCGCAGCCAGTTGTCGACGTAGGGCGACGCAAGCTGCGTCATCGACACGCCGCGGAACGAATAGGCCGGTTTCAGCATGTCCGGCACCGGGCGCGAGATCAGCGTGCGCAGGCGCGTCGCGTGCACTTCCGTGCCGAGCATCCAC